GTGGGCGCGCGTGGTGCCGCATGGCACCGGCGCGACCTACTACCGCGATCCCGCGCACAGCGCGCTCGGCAGCTCGCGCTGGGACACCGGCGGCACGGCGACGACGGCGATCGTCGGCGGCAATATCGACTCCATCAGTGTCGGCCCGCTGATCAACACCAACGGCATCGTCTACGACGTGCTGGTCATCCCTGGCGACTCGACGGCCGGCAACGATGGCTGGTCGATCCCTGGCGACTTCTGGCCGGTGCCGCCGGATCCCCCGCCGTCTGACATCCCAGTCGACGGCCCGAGCCCCGGCGAAGTGCCTGGCAATCCGCCATCGCCCGATCCGACGCCGGTCGTCGTCCTGCCGGATCCGCTCCCGCCGGCGGGACCGATGCCGTCGCTGACCGATGATCTGGATCCGGCCTGCATCGCCGACACCACGCGCATGATCAACATGGCGCTGACGCGCATCGGCATCACCACGCAGATCGCGGTCGTCGCCACGGACGCGATCCCCGAGGCGACCGAGGTCCGCCTGGTCTACAACGACGCCATCCAGCAAACGCTGCGCGATTTCGCCTGGCCGTTCGCCACGCGCTACGTGCAGCTCACGCAGGTCGGCACCACGCGGCCTAACAGCGATTGGCTCTATGCCTACCGGCAGCCGAGCGACTGCATCTTTGAGCGGCGCATCGCGGCCTCGAGGACGGACGTCGCGGACGCGGCGCCGATCCCGTTCGCCTGCTCGAGCGACGCGACCGGCAACCTGATTTTCACCAACCAGGCGCAGGCCGTGCTCGAATACACGGCGCGGCCGAAGTGTCCGCACACCCGCAGCGAGCCCCTTTTCCGCGAGGCGGCGATGTGGAAGCTCGCCGAGCTCCTGGCGCCAGGGCTCTCGCGGCTGACGGACACCGCGGTCAACTGCGCCAAGGGCTACGCCGAGGCGATCGGCAAGGCGCAGCTCGTGCTGCGACCGGGCAACCCTGGCGAGATCCCGGCGACGTCGACCTACGACACGACGGCGCCGATGCTGGCGGCCAACGTCAACGTCATCAACCTGGCGCTGGTCCGCATCGGCGCGCGGACGATCCGGAACGTCTCGACCGATCAATCTCGAGAGGCGCAGGTCGCCCGCATCGTCTTCGAGCAGGAGCTCCGCGCGACGCTGCGCGATTTCCCCTGGTCGTTCGCCACGCAATACGCGAGCCTGGCGCTGGTCGGCGGCACGAGCTCGGTGCCGGTCAACGCCGACTGGCAATACAGCTACCGGCTGCCGACTGATGTCGTCTTCGTCCGGCGCATGGTCGATGCCTCGAGGCGCACCTACGAGCGGCAGCCGCCGGAGTTCCGCCAGGCGATCGACGCGACCGGCGGGCTGCTGTTCACGGACCAGGCCATCAGCACGAGCCTGCCGGTCACGATCGAATACACGAACCGGCCGATCGGCGCGGTCCTGATTTCTGATGCGCTGTTCCGCGATGCGCTCGCCTGGCGCCTGGCCTGGACGATGGCGCCGAGCCTGGCGGTCAAGGTGCCGGAGGAGACGGAGAGCTTCGGCCGCGGGCCGGACGATGGGCGCATCCCGCGCGAGCGGCCGGCGACCGGCGCGCAGCTCCGTGCTCGAGCAGCCGACACCGCGCAGCGCAACTACTACCAGGCCATCTCGACGGCGAAGAAGGCGGCAGCCAACGAGGGACAGCCGGACCTGACCAACCCTGATGCCGACTGGATCGCCGGACGCTGATGGCGAATCCGCAGCAGCTCATTCAACGCGCGTTCTCCGGCGGCGAGCTGGCGCCGGCGCTGCACGCGCGAGCGGACCTGGTCAAATACGTCACCGGGCTGCGACGCTGCCGCAACTTTATCGTCCAGCGGCACGGCGGCGTCACCAACCGGCCAGGCACGCGGCTGATCGGGCTGACGAAGACGACGTCGATCAACGTCGGGCTGTTTCGCTACGTGTCGGAGAACACCGGCGAGTCGATCCTGTGGGAGATGGGCACCAACTACCTGCGGCCGTATCTGAACGGCGCCAGGCTGCAGGTCGTCCTGGGCTCGATCGCGGCCTACAACGGCGCGACCAACTACGTCGTCGGCGACCTGGTGCAGAGCGGCGGCGTCGTCTACTACTCGCTGGCGATCCAGGTTGGCGTCGCCCCGCCTGGCGCGAGCTGGGTCACCTTCACCGGGACCAACTTCGAGCTGCCGAACCCCTTCGGCGCGGACCTGCCGCATGTGTCGCAGAGCGGGCGCACGCTGACGCTGACGCATCATCTGCACGCGCCGTATGAGCTGATCAACGGTGGCAGCACGACGGCCTGGATCCTGCGGCCGGTGGCAACGTCGGCGGTCATCGGCGCGCCAACGGCGCTCGCCTTCACCGCGGGCGCGGCTGGTGTGCTGACCGTGTCCTACGTCGTCACCGCGGCGGCGCCGAACACCTACGAGGAGGGGCTGCCGAGCAACATCGCGGTCCAGGCCGCCAGCGCGCCGGCGACGCCGGCGGCTCCGGATCTGCTGACGTGGGTCGCCCCGGCGGGCCTGGCGCCGGCGGAGTATTACGTCTACTGCGATCCGGCCGGCAATGGCATCTTCGGCTTCATCGGCACGGCGTCGACGAACAAGTTCCAGAACACCGGCATCGTGCCGGACTTCACGCAGACGCCCCCGAAGCCGAATACCCGATTCTCGACGGCCGGCGATTTCCCGAACCGCTCGGGCGCCTTCCAGCAGCGGCGCATCTTCGGCTACACGGACCAGGCGCCGGACGGCATCTTCGCAAGCAAGACCGGGCTCGTCTCCAACTTCAGCATCAGCCAACCGCTGCAGAACGACGACGCGATCACCTTCCGCATGGCCGGCAACAATCACAGTCCGGTGCGGCACCTGATCGGCCTGAAGGATCTGATCGTGCTGACCGGCGGCGGCGCCTGGGTCGTCAACGGCGGCGGCACCGGCGCGCCGCTCACGCCGAGCGCGATCGTCGCGCTGCAGAACACCTACGTCGGCATCTCCGACGTCGCCCCGGTCGTCATCGGCAACAGCATCGTCTACGTCGAGAAGCTCGGGTCGACGCTGTTCGATCTGCAGTTCGACCTGCAGGTCGAGGGGCTCGCCGGCAAAGACCTGTGCATCTTCAGCGATCATCTGTTCAAGGGCTTCAGCGTCAACGAGCTTGACTTCCAGCAGAACCCCGACAGCGTCGTCTGGTGCTGCCGCTCGGACGGCACGCTGCTGGGCATGACCTACATCCGAGAACAAGAAGTGTGGGGCTGGCACCGGCACGACAGCGGCGCGGCCTGCCGGTTCGAGCATGTGTGTGTGGTGCCGGAGGTCGACGGCGACACCGTTTACCTGATTACGCGGCGGACGATCGGCGGCGTCTTCCAGCGGCAGATCGAGCGCCTGGTCCGCCGGCAGATCGTCACGTTCAACACGGACGCCTTCTTCGTCGACTGCGGCCTGAGCTACTCCGGCGCGCCGACCAACAACGTCACCGGCCTGGCGCACCTGAACGGCCAGGTCGTCTCTGTGCTCGGCGACGGCGCCGTCATCTACAACGGCGATCCCGCCGGCGCGCTGGCGGCCAACTTCACGGTCACCGGCGGCACGTTCCCGGTCAACTTTCCGGCGAGCTACTCGGACATCCACGTCGGGCTGCCGATCACCGCGGAGCTCGAGACGCTCGACCTGGACGTGCAGGGCTCGAGCGTGCGCGGCAAGAAGAAGCGCATCGAGATGCTGATGGTGCTGCTCGAGGACTCGAGTCGCACGTTCCTGGTCGGCCCGAGCTCCGGCGCGCTCGTGCCGTTCTTCCGGAAACCCTGGGAGGCGGCGCTCAACCTGTTCACCGGCGACGTCGAGATGAGCCTGACCAGCAGCTTCGACGACAATGGTCGGGTCTTCCTGCGACACACCGATCCGCTACCGCTGACGATCCTCGGCATCCTGCCGGACGTCGAAATGGGAGGCTAGGCATGGCTGCGAAGCTCGTCTCGATGAAAATGTCGGCGAAGGAACAGAAGGCGCAGGCCGAGCCAGGACTGGCCGCCAAGGAGGATCGCCCGCGCTATCCCTGGGGGCTGACCGTCCGCCTGGACACGGAGGCGCTGAAAAAGCTGGGCATCGACGAGCTGCCGGCGCCAGGCGAGAAGTATCTGCTCATCGCCAAGGTCGACGTCGTCAGCGTCTCGAGCAACGCCAGCGAAGGCGGCAGCAACAAGAACATGGAGCTGCAGATCACCGATCTGTGCCTCGAGGACGCCGACACCAACAAGAAGGACGCGGCGACCGAGCTCTACGGCAAACAGTAACCAGGAGGTCAGACCGATGATTCGATTCACCCGCGCGCTGCTCATCGTCGCTCTCGTCGCCCTGGCGCTGCCGGCAGCCGCGCAGACGTCGCCAGGCGTGCCGTTTGTCATCCAGCCGGCCGTCGTCTCGGCGATCGCCAACGGGACCGTCACGCGCAACACCGGCACGCTGCCGATCTGCAACGCGATGGACGTCCTGCTCAACATCACGACCACCGGCACGGCGACCGGCACGCTGAGCGTCTACGTCGAGGACTCGCCGGACGGCGGCGTCACCTGGGACGACTTGATCAGCTCGAACACCTTCGCGCTCGGCGCGTCGGTCATCACCCAGCGGTTTTTTGTCAGCGGCTACATCGCATCGACGGCGACGTCGGGCTCGGCAGCCGCGGCGGAAACGCTGGCGGCCGGCACCACGCGACAGGGACCGTTCGGCTATCTGTTCCGCGTGCGCGAGAAGATGGCGTCCGCGTCCGGCTCGCCGGTCGGCGCGACCTACACGATCACCGCGGTCTGCAAGTAGGTCATGGCCGGCTTCACCCTTTCGGCCATCGCGCTCGCGCTCGCCGCCGGCGGCACCGCGGCGTCGGCGGTCGGGCAATACAAGGCCGGCCAGAACCAGAAGAAGGCCGGCGCTGCCGCGGCCGACGTCAGCGAGAGCCAGGCGCAGGTCGCTGACTACAACGCGCACGTCGCCGATCTGCAGGCGACCGATGCCATCGAACGCGGCGACCAGGCGGAGGCGCGCTTCCGCACGCAGATCCGCGGCGCCATCGGCGCGCAGCGGACAGGCTTCGCGGCCGGCAACATCGACGTCGGCTTCGGCTCGGCGGTCGACGTCCAGGCTGATGCCGCGTTTCTCGGCGAGCTCGACGCGCTGACCATCAAGACCAACGCGGCGCGTGAAGCCTGGGGCTACCAGGTCCAGGCATACGACTACCGGCAGCAGGCCAAGATCGACCGGAAGGCCGGCGCTAACCAGATCCTCGCCGGCGAGAGTGCGGCGGACGCGGCGAAGTGGAATGTTGCATCCACGATCGTCGGCGGCACGACGTCGCTGCTCGAGGCGCGCTATGGGTTCAACGGGAAGGGGAGAGGCTGATGCCGGTCGTCCGCGTCGAGCAAACGCAGCAGGCGGCCCCGCTTCCCGGCGCGCGTCGCCAGGCCGCGGAGAATGACATCTCCGCCGGCGTCGCGCTCGCGGACCAGCGCGCACGGACGGACCTGGCCGCGGCCGGCCTGGGCGCCACGGTCGCCGGCGCCGGCATCCAGCTCGCGCGAGAGCAGCGCGCGGCGATGGAACGCGAGAGAGAGCGCGCGGACCAGATCGCTGTGATGAACGCCGGCAACGTCCTAAGCGCCTGGGAAAATCAGGCGCTCTACGATCCGAACACCGGCGCGCTGACGGTCAAAGGGAAAGACGCTTTTGGTCTGCCGGAAAAGGTCGGCGATCAGTTTCAGCAGGTCGCCAGCCAGGTCGAGGCGTCGATGCAGACGCCACGGCAAAAGGAAGCGTTCACACGGCTGAAGCTCGAACGGCAGCAGAATCTTGATCTGACGCTCCGGCGCCACGTCTACGGCGAGATGCAGCGATACGAAGGGCAAGAGCTGCAGGCCACCGTCGAGAACGCGCGGAGTGCCGCGATCGCCAACGCGGGCGATCCTCGCCGGGTCGGGCTCGAGCTCGGGCGCGCGGTCGACGCCATCCGAACGCATGCGCCGCGGCTCGGGCTCGGCCCGGAGGAGGTTAAGCAGCAGGTCGAGGCGACGACGTCGGCGACGCACGTCGGCGTCATCGAGCAGCTCCTCGCCACGGACCAGACGAAGATGGCGAGCGTCTACTTCGACGAGACGAAAAGCCAGATCAAGGGCGAGAGCCTGGCGCGCATCGAGAAGGCGATCGAGACGGGCAAGAACCTGGCGGAGTCGCAGAAGGAAGCCGACAAGATCATCGCCGAGGGCGGCAGCCTGACCGCGCAGCTCGAGAAGGCGAAGGGGCTCGATCCGAAGCTGCGGGACGAGGTCAGCGCGCGGCTCGAGCACAACGATGCGGTCAAGGAGCGGGCGAAGCGCGAGGACGAAGCGAGCACGCTCCGCGGCGTCTACGACATCCTCGACAAGACGCACGATCCGGCGCGGATCCCGGCGCCAGTGTGGGCGCAGATGGACGGCGCGCAGCGGTCGGCCGCGCGCAGCTACGCCGAGCACCTGGCGCGCGGCGTCGCCGTCGAGACGGACTTCCCGACCTACTACAACCTGATGCAGAAGGCGGCGCACGATCCGGAGACGTTCGCCACGGAGAACCTGCTCAACTACCGCGCGAAGATCGGCGACACCGAGCTGAAGCAGCTCACCGAGATGCAGGCGTCGATCGTCAAGGGCGATCGCAACGCGGCCAACAAGCAGAGCGGCAACTTCCTGACGCACGAGCAGATCATCAACAAGAGCCTGGCGCTCTACGGCCTGGACCCCGCGGCGAAGCCGAACACCGCGCAGGGCAAGGCGAACGCCGAGCTCTATCGGCTCACCGCGCAGGGCGTCGCTGTGATCGAGAGCAAGCTCAAACCCGGCCAGCACGCGACCGAGCAGGACATCCAGAGCGTCGTCGACCATATCCTCTCGACGTCGGAGAAGACCCCCGGCTCCTGGTGGGGGCTCATCCCGTTCACCGGGACCAGCTTCTTCAGCCGCGAGCAACCGATCATCAACGTGACGGCGAAGGACATCCCGCCGGCGCAGCGGACGATCATCGAAGACCAGCTCCGGCGCGCCGGCCGCGCTGTCTCTGACGCGACCGTGCTCGAGGCGTATCAGGCCATGCGTGTGAGGCCGCGCTGATGGCGAACGACCTGGCGACCGACGAGCTCGAGCAGCTTCCGCCGGCGCGCGTCACTCCCCCGCCGGCCCCGGCCCCTGCGACGCCGGCGACCAAGGATCCGACCGCGGACGACTACGCGCGCATGTTCGCCGAGCAGGACGGCGGCCGGAAGCAGCAGCTCCGCAGCAGCCTGGTGCAAAGCCAGGACGAGACACCCGATCGCGCGGCGGACGTGATTCGGCTCTCGAGGCAGACCGGCATCCCGCAGGACGTCGTCGGCCGCAACTACGACGAGATCCGCAAGCACACCGCGATCGAGCAGGCTCCGCTGACCGAGATGGTCCGCGACACGCCGGCGCTGGCGACCTGGGCGGCCGATCCGAAGAACGCGGCCGTGTCGCACGACGACATGGACAAGATGGGCGCGCTCGAGTGGCTCGTCTCGATGCCGTCGCGCGCCATCAGCCAGGCGCTCAACGAGCAGGCGTATGGCGAGCTCCGCACCAAATCCATCTTTGAACCGCTGACGCAGGAGGAGCACGATCGCCTGGCCGCCTACAAGCTGCACGCGCAGATGGGCGGCGAGCTCGGGAGCGGACAGTCCTGGTTCCGCGGCGCGCTGACCAAGACGATGAAGCTGCTCACCACGCTGACGGCGCCGGAGGCGATCCCGACCGCGGCCGGCGCGCTGGCGGTAGGCTCGGCCGGCTTCCTGGCGGCCGGACCTGCCGGCGCGATCGCCGGCGCGAAGCTGGGCGCCGAAGCGGGTTACACCTACGGCCTGGGCTCGAGCGCCTTCAAGACGGCCGCCGGCGCTGCCTACGACGACTTCCTCGAGACGACGGACGCGCTCGGCCGGAAGCTCGATCCCGAAGTGGCGAAGGCGCTGGCGGTCACGAGCGGCGCCATCAACGCCGGCCTGATGCTCGGCGGCGGCAAACTGATCGCCAGCGGCATCGACGCGGCCGGCGGCAAGGTCGCCAGCATGCTGACGCGCGACGCCATCAAAGCCGCGATCCGGCAGCCGTCCGTCGCCGGCGCGATCGCGGAGATGGTCAAGGGCTACGGCGTCACGCTGACCGAAGGCACCGCGCTGATGGTCGCCATGAAGACGAACGACATCCTGATGCACGCGCTGGCGACGAGCTCGGGCGAGCGGGCGCCAGTCGCCGGCATGCAGGAGCCTGGCAACGTCGACCTGTTCAAGCAGCCGGCGGTCCAGAACGCGGACGGCAGCATCTCGACGGTCGACAGCCTCAGCGTCAACATCGACGGCAAGGAAGTGCTACTCCCCACGGTGACGCCGGACGGCCGGCATCTGAGCCAGGAAGCGGCGCTCGAGGAGTTCAAGAAGACGGGCCGGCACATGGGCAAGTTCGACAGCCCGGAGGCCGCCACCGCGTTTGCGAAGCAGGTCCACGAGGACTATGCCGCCGGCAAATACACCACGCCGACGATCGGGCAGCAGCTCCTCGCCGCGGCCGAGGAAGGCGTGCAGTCGTTCGCCATCATCGGCGCGACCGGGCCGGCGCTCGGCCTGGTCCGCGAGTTCCGCAACGCGCGCCGCGCGCAGCAGGGCGTCGAGTTCTTCAAGGCGCTGGGCGAAGGCGTCGAGCAGAGCAAGACCGCGAAGCGGCTGCCGGAGGCGGCGCAGGAGTTCCTGGCGACCGCGACCAAGGACGGCCCGATCCCGACGCTCTACACGTCGATCGAGGACTGGACGAAATACTGGCAGGAGCACGAGGTCGACCCGCGCGAGATGGCCGCGCACGTCACCGGCGATCCCGACGCCTACGACAACGCGCTGAAGACCGGCGAGGATATGGCGATCCCGACCGCGCGCTACGCGACCAAGCTGGCGGCCACGGAGCACAATGCCCACTTCGCCGACGAGCTCCGGCTCGGGCCGGAGGAGATGAACGGCCGCGAGAGCAAGGCGCTCATCGAGAAGATGGCGCAGGCGCCGGACCAGCCGGCGGCCGAAGCCGGCAGCCCGATCTACCAGGCGGCGCTCGAGCAGCTCACCAAGGGCGGCGGGCTCAGCGAGGACACCGCGAGCCAATACGCCAGCCTGGTCGACTCGGCCTTCGGTTCGATGGCGCAGCGCGCCGGCGTCGACCCGCTCGAGCTCTACCGGCAGTATGGGCTGACCGTCGACCGGCCGGACCTGCCGCCGGACGAGGGCCAGAACACCCCGCCGGCAGCCGCAGGAGGCGCGCCTGGGGCGCCGGCGCCGGCGGAAGGGCAACCTGGCCTGGTCGACGCGGCAGGCCGTCCGCTGGGCGGCTACGCCGGCCCGGAGCGGCGCCAGGCGGCGGACGCGGCTGGCGAGCTCATGCGCCGGCGCACCGGCGACACCCCGCTGCCGGCGATGGCGTCGATCGTCGACGCCGCGGCGCAGATGCGGCGGGAGAACCCCAACATCGACAAGGAGGCGCAGGCCAACCGCGAGCGCGCCCTGGCCGCCGGCCGGATCCCCGAGCCTGACGCGCTGAAAGGCCGCGGCAAGGGACTTGTTGACAACAACGCGGACGCGGCTCAGAATCCGGAGAACTACCTCAATGTCGAAACTCGGCCAGCATCCCCCGCTGAAGAAGGGCACGGACCTGCAGACGCTCAGGGACAACAGCCTGGCGCTGATGTCGTCGGGCATGGAGAAGGGCGAGGCGATGGCAACGTCGCTGAACCTGGCCGGACTCCGCCCCGCCGAGGCATCCCCGAGCTCGACGAGGTCTTCGTCAAAGAACCGAAGGAAGCCACAGCCGCAAGGCTGACCCCCGAGGTCGAGCGCAATCTCCGCTGGATCCTCGAGGAGCTCGACAACTTCAAATACACGCCGGCGACCTGGCACTGGCTGACGGACGAGAACGCCAGCCGCGGCAAGAGCGGCAACGCGGCCGGCGGCAACGCCGACAAGCGCGCGGCGGTCGGCGGCGCGCCGGTCTACGACGACGTCATCGGCTACTCGCCGGTCAACACCAAGACCGTCAAAGGCGAGAAGGTGCCGGCCGATCGCGCCAACGGCAGCCGCGCGCAGGTCCAGGCGGCGATCGAGAAGCTGCTCGAGACAGGCCACGTCACGAGCAACCTGATGGAAGGCGCGCTCCGCGTCGCCGAGGCGCGCAACGCCGGCGACTGGAAGAACCTCGAGCGGCCGATGATCCCGCCACCGTGGGGCGAGCCCGTCACGCGCGAGTTCACCGATTCGCTCAGCGAGGCGATCGACCAGGCGCAGCAGCCGGCGAACATGCTCGAGGAGGCCGGCTTCGAGCAGGACGCGGTCGAGAGCGGCGACGCCGGCGATACCAGCTTCGACCCGACGAAGTTCTATCAATCGCTGTTCGACGAGCTCGAGCCCCCGGATCCCAAGGTCGACACGCTGACCGAGACGGGCGAGCAGCAGCCGCGGCTGCCTGGCGACGTCGGCGACGTGCGCGAGCAGGACGTCAAGACGCCGGAGTTCGAGGCGCCTTTCTCGCTGACGTCGGAAATCGCCAAACCGAAGGGTAAGCAGACCACGCTGTTCCAGTCGCCGAAGGAGCTCGAGGAAGGCAGGGCGCGCGTCGCCGAGCTCGAGGCCGCATCGACGGACGAAGCGATGGGCGTCGAGTTCCCCGAGGATGAACCGTCACATTTCCCTGACGGCTCTGAGGCGGTCGTCTGCACCAACTGCGCGGAGCAGATCATCGCCAAGTTCGGCGGCGAGGTCTTCGGCTGGGAGGAAGGCACCAATCCGACCAGCGTCGTCGCCGGCCCGACGCATGGCGCCAGGCTCGACGACGGCCAGGGGCACGACTTTGCGATCGTCGACGGCCGTTACCTGGTGGATCCCTGGGCGGTCAACGTCGAGGGCTCGAGCACGCGCGCCGCGTTCGACCTGCTCAACCCCGACGATCGGCTCGAGGTCGCACGGCTCTACGGCGATCCGAATACCTGGATGCGCCGGACAGCGGACGGCTGGGTCAAGGAGATGCCGCCGGCGCTGCAGCCGAAGGCGTCCGCCAAGCTGACGCCGGAGAACGTCGCAGCCTGGGCGAAGGAGGTCAAGCAGCGCGCCGGCCGCGACCTGCAGGGTTTCAGCATCGTGCTGACGCCGGAGGGCGACCTGTTCCTCGAGTCGCTCATCGTCGACCGCGGCGCGCAGCGCGCCGGCCTGGGCACGAAGGCGATGCTCGAGCTGACGCGGTTCGCGGACCTGAACGGCAAGCGCATCACGCTGACGCCGGCGCATCCCGGCGACATCGGCCCCGGAGAGCCCACGTCGACCGGCCGCCTGGTGAAGTTCTACAAGCGGTTCGGGTTCGTCGAGAACAAGGGCCGGCATCTCGACCCGGCGCTCGACGAGGCGATGTATCGAGAGCCAACCGCGATCCCTGGCCGCGAGCTCGAGGCGCCGGCGCCGAAGGATCCGCGCGAGCTGATCATCCAGCACAACCTGACCGCGGCCAACCTGCTGAAAGCCGGCGAGCTCGGAGGGCTGCCGGTGCCGTCGCTCGCCATCACCAAGGCCGCCGATGCTATGACCAACTTCGGCGAGGTCACACTCCTGGGTAAAAAGGAGATGGCCGATCCGAAGGGCTACGCCAGGACGCGCGTCTTCGGCTCGGACGTCTACAGCCCGCGCTATCCGACGATCCACTACAAGATCGACGCGGCGGCGGAGAAGCGGCTCGGCGCGATCGTCAAGGCGGAGCAGGAGGCGACCGACCGCAACTACTTCGATCTGGACTCGCTGCAGAAGGAAGGACCGAAGGCGCTCGAGGACGAGCCCGCGGTCATGGCGGCGTTTCTCCGAAAGGAAGGCGTCGAGCTGCCCAAGCCGGCGATGCGGAAGGATGGGACCGGCGTCGACTCGAGCGCGACGCGCTACAACCTGCGCGACCTGATCGACGTCAGCGACGAGCGGCGCCAGGCGTTCAAGGAGTTTGCCGCGGAGACGTTCAAATCGCTGCAGCCGAAGGAGCAGATTTACCGCGGCTTCACCAACATGGGGAACCGCAGCTATCAGCCGCACACACTCGACAACGTCGTCAAGATTCTGAAGAAGGATCTACGCGGCGGCGAGAGCTCGAGCAACATCTACGGCGTCGGCCAGCTCCGATCGAAGTTCGCCCCGCAGTTCCGATCGCTGAAGGGCATCATCGACGCGAAGAACCTGCTCGTCGACGATGCCACGTTCGAGACGGTCAAGAAGGACGTCGAGGGCGAGCTGTTCAAGGTCGTCGACCAGGTCAAGCCCTACTACACCGAGAACGCCGATCGGTTCGGGTTCGTCGACACCGTCATGGCCGTCATGGAGGAGTCGCCGAAGAAGGGCATCAGCGGCGCGCTGAAATCCTACGGCTTCGAGGACGTGCCGGACGACGTCAAGCAGGCGATCGCCGGCTACATCCAGAAGCTCCGGACGCTGCCGACTGAATACTTCGAGGCGAAGATTCTCCGCGAGGTCGACCTGGCGGAGTTCGGCGCGGCGGTCATCCCCGACAACCTGAAGCCGGAGGCGCGCCAGCTCCTCGAGTCGCGCGGCGTGCAGCTCGAGGAATACAAGGCCGGCGACGAGCTCGATCGCAAGCGCGCGATCGCCGACGTCTCCAAGCAGCTCGCCGACACGCTGATGTTCCAGCCGCTCAAGCGCGGCGCGATCCGGTTCGGTCCCGATCGGCAGTTCAACATCGACCTGCTCGAGCGCGCGGACTTGTCGACGTTCCTGCACGAGAGCGGGCACTTCTTCCTCGAGGTCTTCGGCGACCTGGCGGACCAGGTCGGCAACCTGCCGCTCGAGCAGCTCACCGAGGCGCAGCGGCATCTGCTCAGCGACTACGGCACGCTGCTGCAGGCGCTCGGCGTCGAGCGGCGCGAGGACGTGCAGACCGGCCAACATGAGGAGTTCGCCCGGATGTTCGAGGCGTATCTCCGCGAGGGCAAGGCGCCCAGCCTGGCGCTACAAACGCCGTTCGCGCGCTTCCGCGCCTGGCTGCTCTCGATCTACGACTCGCTGAAGAAGCTGAACATCAACCTGACGCCGGAGGTTCGCGGCGTCATGGACCGCATGCTGGCAACGGACCACGCGATCGCCGAGGCCGAGCAGCAGCGCGGCGTCAGCGCGATGTTCACCACGCCGGAGAGCGCCGGCATGGAGCCCCGCGAGTTCGAGCTCTACGCGCGCACCGTCGCCGACGCGCACCGCGAGGCGCAGGAGCGGCTCGACGCCAAGCTGCTGCGCGAGGTCTTCCGCGAGCAGACGCGCGAATGGAAGGCGCGGCGCGAGGAAGTCAAAACCGCGGTCGAGAATGACGTCCATCGCCGGCCGGAATACGGCGCGATCGAGGCGATGCGGAAGGGCACGCACCCCAACGGCGAGCCTCTCGTCGAGGGGCTCATCACTCCCCCGCTGCAGCTCTCGCGCAAGATCCTCGAGGAACGCTTCGGTGCTGAGCGCATCAAGCGGCTGCCCCGCGGCATCGTCGGCTCGGACGGCGGCCTGGATCCCGACGTCGTCGCCGGCATGTTCGGCTACGCGAGCGCCGACGCGATGCTGACAGCGGTCGAGAAGGCGCCGGCGATGCGCGACGTCATCGAGCGCGAGACGAAGCGCCGGATGATCGAGGAGCACGGCAGCATCCTGCTCGACGGCTCGCTGCACAACCAGGCGCAGGCGGCCGTTGCCAACGCCACGCACGACGAGGTCATTCGCGCGGAGATGCGCGCCCTGGGCCGGCTGCGGCGGACGGTCGACCCGTTCGTCAAGGCGGAGCGGGCGGCCGGCCGCGCGACGCTCGAGCAGGAGAAGGCGGAGCGCGCCTATGAGCGGCGCTGGTTCGAGGCCGAGGCCAAGCTCCGGATCGCGGTCGCCGAGGGCAAGAAGCAGGGCGAGATCGACGAGCTCACGCGCCAGGTCCGCGATCTGAAGGCCCGAGCTCGAGGCGGCGCGGCCGTCATCCGGAACGCGATCCCCGACGCGGCGACGCTGCGCGATGCGGCGAGCGCCCGCATCAACGCCATGCGGATCGGCGACATCCAGCCGGCGACGTTCTGGTCTGCCTCGAGGCGCGCCGGCCAGCAGGCGCTCGAGAAGGCGGCGCGCCAGGACTTCGACGGCGCGATCGCGGCGAAGCAGCAGGAGCTCATCAACCTAAACCTGTATCGCCAGGCGGAGCAGGCGCTCGAGGACGTCGACGATCGCGTGCGCTTCGCCAAATCGCTCGGCACGCCGGCGGCGCGCAAGCTGTTCGGCCTGGCCGGTCAGAACTATCTGGACCAGGTCGACGGCATCCTCGAGCGGTTCGAGTTCGCCAAGGTATCGCAGAAGGTGCTCGATCGCCGCGGCTCGCTGCAGGCGTTCGTCGCAGGGCTCGAGGCGCAAGGGCTGCCGGTCGACATCCCCGAGGAGCTGCTCGACGAGTCGCGCCGGCGCAACTACAAGCAGCTCACCGTCGAGGAGCTCCGCGGCGTCACCGATGGCCTGAAGGAGCTGCAGCATCTCGCGCGCCTGAAGAACCGGCTACTGCGCGCGGCGGAGAAGCGCGAGCTCGAGGCGGTCACCGGCAGCGTCGCCGACGCGATCCGCGAGCACTTCACCGGCACGCCGGCGACGCAGGTCGAGCGCGATCGCCGCGTCTCGAACGAGCGCGCCAGGATGATCGGCGACTTCTTCGCCAGTCACCGGAAGATGGCGAGCCTGGCGCGCGAGATGGACGGCTTCGCAGACGGCGGCCAGGTGTGGGAGCAGCTCATTCGTCCGCTGAACGAGGCGGCCGATCGAGAGGCCGATATGGTCGCCGCGGCGACGAAGAAGTTCGGCGACATCATCGAGCAGGCGTATCCGCGATCGCAGAAGCGGCTGCTCTACGAGAAGCTCGAGGTGCCGGCGGTCGGCCAGTCGCTCTCGAGAATGGAGCGGCTCAGCATCGCACTCAATTGGGGCAACGAGGGCAACCGCGATCGCGTGCGCCGCGGCGAGGGCTGGACCGACAGCCAGGTGCAGGCGATCCTCGACACGCTCGACAAGCGCGATCTGACGTTCGTCCAGGCGACGCTCGACGCCATCAACGCCTACTGGCCGGAGATTGCCGCCAAGCAGGAGCGCGTCTATGGCATCGCGCCGGAGAAGGTCGAGTCGACGGAAATCCGCGCGAAGGCCGGCACGATCGCCGGCGGCTACTTCCCGCTGAAATACGACGATCGCGCGGACCCGAAGGCCGGCGCGCATCTCGACCTGGAAGCCGGCAACCTGGCCCGAGCTGCCGCCTACGCGCAGTCGACGACGAAGCGCGGCCACACCAAGGAGCGCGTCAGCAACGTGAAGATGCCGCTCCGTCGAGACTTCGGCGTCATCTTCGAGCACGTCAACCAGGTCATTCACGACCTGACGCACCACGAGGCGCTGATCGACGTCAACCGCGTGCTCTCACACCCGACCGTGCAGAAGGCGATCTATGAGACGCACGGCGATCTGGTCTACCGCCAGTTCAAGAACGGCGTGCGCGACGTCGCCTTCGGCCAGGTGCCGGCGGTCAACGCCTTCGAGCGCGCGATCGGCCACGTCCGCACCGGCGCCACGGTCGCCGGCCTGGGCTGGTCGCTCTCGACGGCGATGCTGCATCTCTCGAGCGCGCTGCCGCGCGCCGTCGTCCGCATCGGGCCGGAGTATGTCGCTCGCGGCATCGCCCGCTGGACGCGCGACGCGGTCCACATGGAGAACACGGCGAAGTGGATCGACGAGCAGAGCACGATGATGCGGAACCGCTCGAGGACGCAGCAGCGCGAGATCAACGAGCTCCGCAACCAGGTCGGCGTCAACACCGGCAAGTTCTCCGGCTGGATCGCCGACATCGTCGACAAGACGAGCCTGGGGCTGGTCGGCAAGCAGGGGCTCGTCGACAGCTACTTCTACCTGGTGCAGCAGGCGCAGCGGATCGCCGACATCCCGACCTGGCTCGGGCAGTATGAGAAAAGCATGGCGGCCGGCGTCAGCGAGAAGGACGCGATCGCGCACGCGGACCAGGCTGTGCTCGACGCCTTCGGCGGCGGCCAGAACAAAGACCTGGCGAGCGTGCAGCGCGGCGGCCCGCTGCTCCGGCTGTGGACCAACTTCTACAGCCCGTTCAATGTCACCTACAACCTGACGGTCGAGGCGAACCGGCGCGCAAGGTTCAACGATCCGGGCTCCATTGGTCGCCTGGCCGTCGACTATTTGATGCTCTATTCGGTGCCGGCGACGATGGGCATGTTGATACACGGCGCGCTGAAGGCCAATCCAAAGCAGTCAGCCAACGACGAGGACGCGAGCACGATCGCGGCCGAGCTCCTCAAGGGACACGCGGCCTATGCCGCGGACACGATGCTCGGCTTCCGCGAGCTTTCGGGCGCAATCGAAGGGTATTACGGCTATGAGGGACCGGCCGGCGCCAGGCTGTTCGCCAGCGTCGGGCGCGTCATCAGCCAGACGGAGCACTCGGCCGCGAAGTTGCACGAGGGAAAACCGGAGGAGGCTTTCGGGCGGTCGTTCTGGTTGTCGCTGAATGACGCCGGCGGCGTCATCTTCCACTATCCCAGCGGACAAGCCGGCCGGACGATCGACGGCATCGCAGCACTGATCGAAGGTAAGACCAGCAACCCCGGCGCGCTGATCGTCGGCGCGCCGAAGAAGTAGGCACGGCGCTTTTTATCTCGGCGCCATCCCCAGCGGAGAGGTAAGACTGTGAGTGAAGACGTGACTCTCGACGAGAAGATGGAAGCGGTTCGATCGCGCATCCATAACCTGAACGACGTCGTCGTCAAGCAAGGCGGCGACATCAGCGAGCACGCGATCCACATCCGGACGTTGAAGGAGCGCGTCGACAAACTGACCGCGGACGTCGCCACCGGCGAGCAGCTCGAGGCGGTCAAGGAGCACCTGCTCCTGCAGCTCTCTGTGGCGAAGATGCAGCTCGAGGGCTCCGTCGCGCAGATCAATCTCAAGCTCATGGCCGTGTCGGAGAAGCTGGATCCGATTCAGCGCGGGATCTGGTGGGTCGTCACGTTGATCCTGGGCGCGGTTATCCTGGCGGTCCTGGGCCTGGTGCTCGGGCAGAAGGTCATCGTCACCAAACCATGATGGAACACGTTCGCACCTACGTGCTGCCGGCCGCCTTCGACCTGCTGCCGACAGCCTGGCACTCGCCGGCAGCCGAGGCCATGCTGCTCGCCATCGGCCTGCAGGAGTCGCGCTTCGCACGGCGCCGGCAGGTCAAGGGACCGGCTCGAGGCTTCTGGCAGTTCGAGGTCGCCGGCGTCGCCGGCATCATGCGGCATCCCGAGACGATGCACGAGCTCGGCGAGGCGGTCGAGTTCCTGCGCTTCGGCCCGCTGAAGCCGGCGGAGCTCCATGCGCTGCTCGAGGTCAACGACACCCTGGCGGCGGTCTGTGCTCGCTGCCTGCTCTACACGCTGCCGGAGGCGCTGCCGGCGGCCGATGCACCGATGGCGGCCTGGCAGCAATATCGCGCGGCCTGGCGACCGGGCCGGCCGCGCGTCGACGCCTGGCCGGACCACTACGCTGTGGCCTGGGGCGCCGTCTCCGTCTGACTTGTTGACAACAACTCAGGGCGCCGTGTAACCTCTCGACCGAGGAGAGACAACGATGGCGCCACTCGAGCCCCTGATCGACAAGACGATCGTCGAGAACAGCAGCAACATCCACAGCCGCGGCTACGATCCCGCGCGCATGGTCGTCGCCGTCATGTTCAAGAACGGCACGATCTACCATCACCACGCCGTTCCGCCGTCGACGTTCAACGCCTGGCTGCAGGCGGAGAGCGCCGGCGCCTTCTACAACAAAGAGATCCGCGGCAAATACGCCAGCATCAAGATGTCCGGCCATTGCCCGAAGTGCGGCGGCCAGGGCATCGTCGGCCTGACCTGCGTCGACTGCGGCTGTGCGGAGGTCGAGCCCGACAAGCGGCCGATCGTCGACCCGGCTCCGCTCCGGAAGGCGCGCGACAAGGACATCGACGCGCGGCTGGATCACGATCCGCGGGACTGATAGACTTGTTGCCAACAATGTCCAAGCAGCTTAACGGTCGGCCCTGCGTGTTCCGCAACAAAGACGGCGGCGCTCGCGTGCAGGGGTTCATCACCAAGGTCGGCGCCCGACAGTTCCAGGCCGCGCGAGCTCGCCTGGCGAAGCTGGCGCCACACGTCAAGCATCCCAGCGATGCCGACGTCATCGAGTATCTGGCGATCGGGGAGGACGCCACGCGCGCCTACATCGCGCGCCACGCCAACGACTGAAAACAACAACGGCCGCCTGGCGGCGAAACCAGGCGGCCGTTCCCATCAGGGGGGAGTGACGACGAAGCGATCACATCCTACCCGAAGGAACCCATGACAGCCAAACGGAAGAAGACGAAGCGGTCGACCGCGATCGCGCGCCGGCCGGCGCAGCAGCTCGCGCACCAGGACGCCGGCGAGCTCGGCCCGATCGAGCGCCTGGCGCGCGATCCGAAGCTGACGGTCGAGAAGCTCGAGCGGCTCATCGCGGCGAAGGAGCGCATCGACGCAGCTCGCGCTGCCGCGGCCTACTGGAAAGACTTCGACGAGATGCGCGAGTATCTGCCGATCATCAAGAAGCGCGGCATCGTCCGCGGCAAGGCAGACGAGAAGGGCAAGCTCGGGCCGATTCAATCGCGGTTTGCGAAGTTCGAGGACATCCAGGCCGCGGTCAATCCGGTGCTGAAGCGGTTCGGCTTCGTCGCCAGCTACCGGACGGACTGGCCGCGACCGAAGACGCTCCGCGTCGTCTGCAAGCTGACGCACCGCGGCGGTCACTTCGAGGAGAGCGCCTTCGAGTCAGAGGCGGACGCGACCGGCGGCAAGAACGCCATCCAGGGGCTCGGCTCGGCCAACAGCTACGGCAAGCGTTACACGCTGAAGGACATCCTCAACCTCGAGGAGCAGGGCGTCGACGACGACGGCAACCTGGCGACGCTGCTCGAGCGCAAGCCGGACATCCCGCCGGCGGGATCGGGCGTCATCGACGTGCAGCCGGAACCTCGAGCGGCGCACGATGCCAAAGCCGGCGAGCCCATCACCCAGCCGCAGCAGCAGCGGCTCAAGGCCATCATCAAGAACAGCGGACGCATCGAGCGCGACGTCCTGGTCTGGATCGGCCTGACCTACAACGTGAAGAAAATCTCCGAGGTCAAACGCGGCGACTACGATCGGATAGTGCAGCTTGTCGAGAGCCCGCGCGATCTGCCGGCGCCGGCCACACGTCAACCAGGCGAGGAGGGATAGATGGCGCTGGACTTTTCGACCGAGTCGTTCAAGCAAATGACCGAGCTGCAGCTCGAGCTCTCGCGCGTGCTCATTCGCGCCAACGATGCTCACATGGAGGCGGCGCTCGCGGCGTTCGCCTGCATCCGGTGTGCGCGCGAGCTGCTCGACAAGTATCCCGACAAGGCGCGCAACGAGCTCCTCGAGGTCGTCATCGCGTTCCTGCGGCATGCGGACGTCGTCGTCGACGGCAACAGCGTGAGGCTGTTCTCGTGATCGCCGGCAGCGACGTCGTCAGCTCGCTGCCGTTTCGGTTCGACGCGACCAGGCACGTCTACCTGCCGCTCGAGCCTGGCGATCCGTATCCCCACATCACCGGCATGCTCGAGGAGTGCGGGCTCTCGCCAGATCCAACCTGGTTCACGCTCGAGAGCAAGCAGCGCGGCACCGCGGTCCACAAGCTGACCGCGGACTATGACCTGGGCGCGCTCGACGTCCCGAGCTGCACGTCGCGCTACCGCGGGTATCTCCTGGGGCACGTCGCCATGATGAACATCCTGCGGCCGGACGTGCTCGAGGTCGAGCAGGCATCGGTGCATCCGACCTACAAGTTCGCCGGCCGGCCCGATCGCGTCTGGTCGCTCGACGGCGCGATCGTGGTGCCGGACATCAAGACCGGACCATACGAAGACTGCCATCCGATCCAGACGGCGCTGCAGGCGATCCTGGTGTCGCTGCGCTACCGGCTGCCGGCGCCGTCGATCGGACGGTTCGGCATCTACCTGAAGCCCACCGGCAAGTTCAAGGTCGAGCAGTTCAACAAGCGCGCGGACTTCGACGAGGCGCTGAGGGTGATACGCCGATGCTGCTGAAAATCCTGATCGGAGGCGCGGCGGCCGTCGTCGGCTTCATCGTCACCTACTGCATCCGGACCAGGCCGATCGACCGCGGCAGCGTCAGCGACGCCTGGCGCGCGGAGAACCGAGGGGGCCGGCATGACCGCTGACTGGCCGCCACGCTGGACCGGCCCGCAGTTCAAGGGCGCCGGCTCGAGGAAGGTCGCCCGCGGGCTGAAGCGCGAGAAGCGGCTCGCCGGCGAGAACAGCAACAAGGCGGAGGTCCGCCGGCGGGACAAATATTGTCGGTTCCCGCTGTGCGGCTGCAAGCGGTTCCAGCTCGCCCTGGCGCCGACGTCCAGGCGCGGCGAAGTGTCGCACGCGAAGCACAAGGGTATGGGCGGCAACCCCGCGGCTGACCGCTCAGAGCCCGAGCTGATGGTCCTGGTGTGCTCGGCCAGGCACAAGGAGAACGTCTTCAGCATCGACCGGCACACCCTACGCTGGCGGGCGCTGACCAAGGCCGGCGCCGAGGGACCGATCGCCTGGGAGATCGACCTGCACGAGCTCCGGCGGTATCGCACCGGCGGCCCGCTGCTCGAGCTCGCGCTGCCGCGGCACCCTGGCCGATGGTTCGAGCTCGCCCGCGAGACGGCCATCCACGTCTACGAACCGCAGACGCCGGAGCAAACGATCATCCTCGCCTGGCTGCGCGGCATGGAGGTCTGACTTGTTGACAACAACTCTCGCCCGCTGTATGCTCTCGCCCGAGGAGAGTGACAGATGGCGAAACGAACACCGCGCGCACTGACCCCGGAAGTCATCGACGTCGGCGACCCGATCGAGCAGTCGGAGGACGTGCAGATCGTCAAGACGGCAGGCGAGGCCGTTACGACGTTCCTGCTCAGCGTCACCAAGTTCTTCAAGACCGCGAAGGAGCTCGAGACGCAGGCGCTCGAGACGCTCGAGCGGTCCAAGGCGCTGAAGCTGCCGACGAACGGCGACGAGGACGTCGCCCTGCAGAAGTTCATCCGAGAGACGTCGGCGCAGAACAAGGTCGTCGAGGAGCACTGGCAGATCACGACGGCCATCCATCGGTTCCACAAACACATGACCGGCCGGCGCGCGATCGCGTCGACGGCGCTCGACCAGGCGAACAAGCGCGGCAACGAGCTGCACGCGCAGTATCTCCGCGAGGAGGAGCAGCGCGTCGCCCGCGAGAACGAGCGGCTGCGGCGCGAGGCGGAGCAGGCCGAGCAGGAGCGCAAGGACCGCGAGCTCGAGGCGCTCGAGGCTGAAGCCGTCCGGCGCGAGGAAGCGGCCGGCGAGCTCAGCGCACGCGAGCAGATCTTCGTCGACCTGGTCTTCGCCGGCAACGGCCAGACGCAGGCCGCGCAGCGCGCCGGCTTCAAGAAGCCCGCGGCGGACGGCACGCGGCTGATGGCGCTCGAGAAGATCAAGAACGCGATCGAGGCGAAGCGGTCGGCCGCGGCGATCCGCGCGCAGGCGGAGGCCATCAAGCGGCAGCCGGTCCTGGTCGACATCGAGGAGAAGAAGCCGGACGTCCGCCAGGCCGCCGGCGCGCACGATCGCAGCACCCACAGCGCGGAGCTGCTCGACGAGACGGCGCTCATCGAGGCCATCTTCGCGGGGAAATACGGCATCCCCCGCACCATCCTGAAGATCGACCAGACGGCGCTCAACGCGCAGGCGCGCGACCTGAAGGAGCTGATCAACAAGTGGCCTGGCGTCCGCTACAAGAAGACGACGAGCGTCATCTGATGCCTAAGAGCAAGCGCAAGCGGCAGACCAACAACTTCGTCCGCGGCGTCCGCTCGGAGGCGGCGCTGCGGGCCTACACGATCGCGCTGGGCTATGTGACCACGCGCGATCGTGACCAGGCGATCCGACTGCTCGACGAGCGGATCGCACACGAGCGCGCCGAGCTGCGCGACGTGAATCAACGCCGGCAGCCGCCGGCCAAGCAGGAGGCAGGGACCGATGGACGATAAACTTCAGACTGACGACTACAGCAAGGCGCTGCGGCAGCAGCAGGCGCACCCCGGCGCCGTCGAGAAGACCAGCATGATCGACCTGGTCGATTTCCTGGGCAACACCGAGACGTGGATCATCAAGACGATCCGCGTCGACGGCTCGGACATCGTCTTCGTCCAGCGCATCACGAGCGCCGGCGGCACGCGCCTGGTCCTGCCGGCGGAGGTCACCGAGGCGATCGCCAGGCAGCGCGACGGCATCGTCGACGTCGTCCGCCGGCGCGGAGCTCGCCAGGCCGCGGCCACGCGGAAGGCCGGTAAGAAGTGATCGCCGGCATCCCGACGCAGCGCGTCTACCAGGACGCGGCGAGCCAGGCGGTCGAGGCCGCCTTCTTCGAGGCTGGGCAGAACCGGCTGCTCGTGAAGAAGCCCACCGGCACCGGCAAAACGGTCTGGTTCGCCGGCCTGCTGAAGCGCCTGGCGCCCTGGCTCGAGACGTTCAAGGCCAGGGGCGAGCAGCGCGGCGCGACGATGTTGGTCATCGCGCACCGCGAGGAGCTGCTCGACCAGGCCGCGGAGAAGATCACCCGCGCGAACAAGGGGCTGATCGTGACGATCGAGCAGGGCGATCGCCACGCCAGCCGCTACTCCGACGTCGTCGTCGCATCGATCCAAACGCTGCAGGCGATGAAGTTCAAGCGGCTGCTGCGGCTGCTGAAGCATCACACCTTTCGGATCGTCATCGTCGACGAGGCGCACCACGCCGCGGCCAAGAGCTACCGCACGGCGCTGGCGATGCTCGGCTTTCTGCCGAAGGCGGACATCACCGAAGGCCAGGACATCGAGGCGGCGACGCATGACGACGTGCTCGAGATGGAGCAGGCGCTCGCCGGCTGGGACGAGCAGGCGCCGAAGGATCGCGTGCTGATCGGCGTCACCGCGACACCGAACCGATCGGACGCGGTCGGCCTGGGCTGCGTCTTCCAGTCGATCGCCTACAGCTACCCGCTGAAGCAGGCGATCGAGGACGGCTGGCTCACGCCGATCGTGCCGTGGGTCGTCGAGACAGCGACGTCGCTCGACAACGTCCACATGGCGCGCGGCGACTTCAACCAGCGCGAGCTCGCCGAGGCGGTCAACAACGATCCGCGCAACGCGATGGGCCTGGCCGCCTGGCGCGAGCACGCGGACGGCCTGCCGACGATCGGCTTCACCGTCGACGTCGCGCACGCGCACGCGCTGGCGGACCTGTATAGCAACGCCGGCATCCGAGCGGTCGCCATCAGCGGCGAGACACCGAAGGAGGAGCGGCGCATCCTGCTGCGGCAATACCGCGAGGGCCAGGTCACCGTCATCTTCAACTGCATGGTCCTAACCGAAGGCACCGATCTACCGCTGACCGCGTGCATCCTGCACTACAAGCCGACGAGCTCGGCGACGCTCTACGAGCAAATGACCGGCCGCGGGCTGCGGACGCATCCCGACGATCCGGCAGGTCCGGCCAGGCTCGAGGCGATCGCCCGCGGCGACCGCATCATCAAACCGGACTGCATCGTCATCGACCTGGTCGACGTCGCGCGCCGGCACTCGCTGATGGCGGCGCCGGTGCTCTACGGGCTGCCGCCGTCCCTGGTCGTCAAGGGCAAGGAGATGCGACAGGTCGAGCGCGAGCTGCAGGAGATTCTCGACCGGCATCCAGGGCTCAACATCGACGGCGCGCGGCTGACGCTCGAGCAGCTCCGCGCGAAGGCGTCGACGTTCGACATCTGGAACGTCAACAACCTGGGCGCCTTCGGCGCTGGGCGGGCGCTCAACTGGATCCGCGCCGGCGCTGAAGACTTCCGCCTGATCTATCCCTGGGCGGACGGCACGGAGACGCTGCAGGTCGTCAAGGATATGCTCGGCCACTACGAAGTGATCTGCACGCTGCGGCCCCGCGACGGCGCCGGCCCCCCGCGGCAGCGCACCCTGGCGACGCAGGTCGTCAGCGCGGACGCCGCGGCGGGCCTGGCCGAAGCGTTCGTCCTGCAGGAGCGGCGATCGACGATGAAGATCATGGGGAAAGATGAACCCTGGCGGCTGCGGCCGGCCACGCCGAAGCAGCTCGGGCGACTCCGGATGATCGGCGCGCCGATCAAGAAAGGCATGACCGCGGGCGAGGCGTCGACGCTCATCGATCAGTTCACCAACCGGCGAGGAGGACGCTGATGCCCTGGATGATTCTCACCCCGCGCGAGACGGAGAGCGTCTTCGCGCACGGCGCCGGCAAGAGCGCCATCGTCAAGCTACTGCAGGAGAAGCTCGACCCGCTGACCGGCGAGATGGAGCTCACCGAGCGCGAGCTCGAGGACGTGCGGCGCGCGGCGCCACGTTGGAAAGGCGCTTTCGCCGACGCGCTGCAGGCGGTCCTTTCGGCGGCTGATCGCCACTCCTAATTGTGGGCTTGCGATCGAGGAGCGGACTGACTGATAAAGATGCGGCCGGCGTCTGGAACACGCCGGCCGCAACAACGCGCGTCACCGTGAGGGACCACGGAGACAGGCGGCTCGCAAGGGCCGATTATCCCCTGCCTCGTTCTCCCCTCAAGACGCGATCCGCTTCGGGCTCGAGAGCACGCTCGCCATCGGGAGCCCGTCGACTGAACGCAACCCAGCAACCGGGAAGGCGCAAAGCTGGGAGGGTGGAGCCCGAGGCTCAGAGCCCGCGAGGGAGGCCGCGCGACGGCCCGCAAGTCTGAGCCATCGACCGGGACGTCGTCGCGTCACCGGCCGGCCTGCGACGGGACAGCGGTATACCTGGCTGGTCATCGTCGTCGGAAGGGGCTGCTCCTCAAATGGGGAGCCCTCTGCCTGCTCCGGAACCCCACGGTGCCCTGGCTGGAACACAGGAGTGATAGATGGCTGATGAAGCAAAGGCGGCAACACTGAAGAAGCTGGTCGCACTACAGGCCAAGCTGACCGAGCTCGGCGAGCAGCAGATGGCGGTCGTCGACGAGATGGGTAAGCTCCTGGCCGGCGGGCCAGGCATCGGCGCGATCCTGAAGCAGCTCGAGGCGCACTTCTCGACCTGCTGGCGCGTCCGCTACGGCAGCGACTACGCCTTCAACTTCGCCAAGGACGTGCCGCAACTGAAACGGTTGATCCGGATCCTGGGCGTCGAGGAGCTCGAGCGCCGGATGCTCAACTACTGCCGCAACGCGGACGGCTACCTGGTGAAAGCGCGGCACCCGTTCGGCCTGTTCGTCTCGCGCGTCAACGACTACGCCGACGTCGCACAAGCCGGCGGCGAGCTCGAGCTCGAGCTGCTCGACGAGGCGAACCAGACGAGTCGCATGCTCTCGACGATGCGCGCGGCCGGCGTCGGCGGCAAGAAGTGACGCGCCGCGGGAGCGCACCGGCGCCGGAGGAGAGCGAGCGCACGCTGCCCAACAACCTCGAGGCCGAGCGCAGCGTGCTGGGCGCCATCATCCTGCATAACGATGCTTACGAGAAGATCGCCAAGACGCTGAGCGGCGCCGACTTCTTCCGCCAGGCGCACCGCATGGTGTTCGACGCGATCGAGCGGCTGCTCGAGCATCCGGATGGCAGCGTCGACCTGGTCACACTGAAGGAGGAGCTCGGGAAGACCGGCGACCTGGACGAAGCCGGCGGGCCGGCCTACATCTCGGCGCTCATCGACGGCGTGCCGCGGTCGACCAACATCGAGCACTACGCCAGCATCGTCCGCGAGAAGGCGATCCTGCGCCGGCTGATCATGGCGACGAATCGGATCCTCTCGGCGGCCTACGCCGCGGAGCAGCCGGCGGCGGAGATTCTCACGCTCGCCGATCGCGCGCTGGTCGACATCCAGGCGGACGCGATCGGCGGCAACATGCAGAGCCTCGCGCGCTCGAGCGGCGCCTACATGGACGTGCTCGACAAACGCATCGCCAACAAGGGCGCGCTGACCGGGCTGCCGACTGGCTTCCGCGACATCGACACGATCACGATGGGCTGGCAGCGCAAGGACTCGATCGTCATCGCGGCCAGGCCGTCGATCGGGAAAACGGCTTTCGTGCTGAACACGGCGCGGACGATCGCCGAGAGCGGGTATCAGGTCGCGTTCTTCAGCCTCGAGATGCGGCGCGAGCTCCTGCAGGACCGGCTGCTGGCGGACCTGTCAGGCGTGCCGTCGACGCTGCTGCGCGGCGGCTACGTCTTCGGCGAGCAGAACGAGGCGGTCGTCGCCGGCCTGAACCGCATGGCGGCGATGGGGCTGCACATCGACGACACCAAGGGCCGGAACGTCGAGGAGATACGCGCGGAGTGTCGCCGGCTCAAATCCGAGCATAGCCTGGACGCGGTCATCATCGACTACGTGCAGCTCATGGCCGGCAGCCTGGCGCGCCGCGGCGCCACGCGATCCGAGGAGCTGACCGACATCAGCCGGCGGCTCAATATCATGTTCGGCGAGCTCGACGTCGCCGGCCTGATCCTCTCGCAGCTCTCGAGGGCGAGCGAGTCGAGGCCGGATCCGCGGCCGAAGCTGTCGGACCTGCGGGAAAGCGGCGCGCTCGAGCAGGATGCGGACGTCGTCGGCTTCCTGCACCGGAAGAACCACAAGGAGGAGGGGCTCACGCAGTTCATCGTCGAGAAGGCGCGCAACGGCCCGACCGGGACCATCAACCTGCTGCTGCAGCGGGACATCACCCGATTCAGCGACTACGACGGCCCCCCGCCGGCGGAGCCCGTCGAGGCGCCGGAAGTCAAGAAAGCGCGCCAGGTGTCATTTATCAACCAGGCGCGCCGAAACCGTTGACCTTTCGCAACTTGTTAGTAAGAATACGAGGCCCGCATGATCTACATCGGCATCGACCCCGGCAAAGGCGGCGGCATCGCGGCGCTGGACGACGCCGGCGACGTGCTCGACTTCTTCAAGATGCCGGCTGACACCTTCGGGCTCGTCGACGCGGTCGGTCACATCCTGGCGCTGCGGTCAGTCAACGGGCCGGCGACGGCGATGCTCGAGCAGGTCTGGACGTCGCCGCAGATGGGAGTCGTCTCGGCTGGCACGTTCATGCGAGGCTACGGCCGGCTCGAGGGCGTCCTGGCCGCGGCGCGCATCCCGGTGCTGCTCGTCGTTCCGGTGAAGTGGCAGAACGCGATGGGCTGCCGGACGCACGGCGACAAGAACATCAGCAAGGCGCGAGCGGCGGCCCTGTTCCCCGCGCTGAAAATCACGCACGCGAACGCCGACGCGCTGCTCTTGGCGGAGTATGGGCGCCGGCTCGCGGCGAGCAAGCGGTAACTCGGAAACGGAGGCAGAGATGGCAAAGCGACCGAAGGGTAAGAAGAAGGACAAGCCGGCCAGCAAGAACCGGCACAACGCGCCGCGCAAGGGCGCCGGCGGCGCGAAGGCGGCGCGCAAACCGCGGACGCGGCAGCCGCGGCAGGCGGCGCTGATCGAGGACGCGCGCATCGGCCCGCTCGACAAAATCGCCAGCGCGATCGGCGACTGCCGCGACAACATGAACGAGCTCCGGACGGAGGAGAAGGGGCATCTGCAGGTTGCGCGGAAGCTGATGCACCAATACGGCAAGAGCGTCTACAAGCACGCCGGCGTCGAGATCGTGCTCGTGCCTGGCGACGAGAAGGTCCGCGTCCGCGTGCTGAAGGACGAGGGCAGCAGCTCGAGCTCGGGCAGCGACGATGCCGGCGACAACAACGAAGCGCCGGACGCCGGCGACAGCGGCGACGGCGAAGCGGCGGGCGAGGAGTAGATCGATGGTGAAGCGCGGTGTGTCCCGTATCCCGTCCGAGGTCGAGCCTATGGTGCTCGGCAACTACACGCTGACAGCGACCGGGCTCAAGATCAAAGGCAAGCCGACGATCGAGGAGCACGAGCGGGTCGGCGTCTTCATCAAGGGGGCACATCGCGCTTCGGGCTTCTGGCTCGCCGACTGGCTGCGCTACGGCGAGACGCGCGAGGACTGGCAGGAGCGCATCGACCAGGTCGCGCACATCACCGGCCTGAGCGAGAAGCGGATCAAAAACATCCGAGCGGTCGGCGGCATCGAAGAATCCCGCCGGCGGGACGATGTCGAGTTCGGGCTGCACGAGGTCGTCGCCGGCATGAACCCGCGCGAGCAAAGCGAGTGGCTCGATCGCGCGGCATCGGAGGGCTGGGACCGGCGCGAGCTCCGGCTGAACATCCGAGCGGCGAAGCGGACGCGCGTCATCGAAGGCCAGGCGCGGCTCGAAGGGAAGTATCGCGTCATCTACGCAGATTTCCCCTGGCTCTATTCGCAGCAGACGCCAGCCGGCGCACAAGCCAACTACGCCGGCATGACGGTGGAGGCTGGCATGGAGCTGCCGGTCAAGGCGCATAGCTACCCGAATAGCGTGCTGTTCTTCTGGACGACGGCGCCGATGCTCCTCGAGAACCCTGGACCGCGCGAGCTCATTCACGCCTGGGGCTTCACGCCGAAGACGCAAATCGTGTGGGACAAGGTCGACCATCACGTCGGCAGCTACGTGTCGGTGCGGCACGAGCTCCTGATCATCGCCACGCGGGGAAGCTGCACACCCGATCGCCCCACTCCGATGCAGGACAGCGTCGTCACCGAGCGGCAGCGCGGCGAGCACTCGGCGAAGCCGGAGACGTTTCGCAAGATCATCGAGCGCATGTATGACGGCCCTTACCTCGAGCTGTTCGGGCGCGAGAAGGTCAAGGGCTGGGACGTCTTCGGCAACGATGCGCGCCTATGGGCGGAGCAGGCGGCGACGGCATGACACGCTGCGCCTGGTGCGACGAGGCGGGCGTCGTCCAGGCGCTCGAGCTCGCCGGCATCGTGTGCTACTGCGCGCGGCACGCGATCGCGCGAGCGCGCCAGGTCGCCGAGCAGCGGCAGACGCAAGGGCGGAAGCCAGGCTCGACGCTGCTACTGCGGAACGATACCGATTGGTTCGGCATCCTGGGCGAGCTCGCCTTCGCGCGACGGTTCGATCTGCCGGTGCGGTTCAAGGACGAGCCCCTGGGCGACAAGGGCATCGACTTCATCACGCCAGGCGGGACGGTCGACGTGAAGACCGGGCAGGTCGGCTACACCGATTTCTTCGTGCCGGCGAGCAACGCGCTGCGCGCGGACCTGTATGTCGTCGCGCGCTACGGCGAACGCCAGGGCGTCGAGCTCGCGGGCTGGTGCCGGCGCGCCACGCTGCAGGCGGCGCCGATCCGGTCGATCAAGGCGCGGCGGTCGTCCATCATCACGCCGACGCGCATCGTGCGCGCCGAGCAGCTCGAGGCGATTCCAGCGATCGAGACGGTCATCCGGCCGCCGGCGATCGCGTGCTCGCTGCCGATGTTGACGGCGGACGAGATTCAATGGTGAGGGTATGACGAAAGACGAAGCTGAAAAACTGATCGAGACGATCCGGAGCCTGATGGTTCAAGAGGACCGGCAGGTCATCGCCGGCGGCCGGCGCGCCGGCAAGATGCTCGAGCTCGGCGAGCAGAAGGCGAACGGCAAGGCGCTGACGATGGACCGCGCGCTGGTCGAGGGCACGGACAACACCGGCGGCCATCTGAAGCCGTTCGAGCTGCCCGAGCTCGAGGCGCTCTATCAGCAGTTCAAGGGCCGGCTGATCGAGGAGTGCGCGATCGATCCGACGCTGCTGCATCTGCTGACCACGCGGCCGGAGATTGTCGTCGAGGTCGAGCGCAACGTCGTCGAGCTCGATGGCTCGAGCCTGCGCGGACGCATCGCCACGGTCGCCGCGGCCGGCTACCTGGCCGAGCCTCGACGCGCGGCGGACATCCGGAAGCAGATGGAGCGCACCGGGCCGGCGGTCAACACCGGCGATCTGAGCAAGGCGCTGAAACTGATGCAGCGCGATGGCCTGATCGTCAATGATTCAGACTTCTGGACCCTGGCGCCTGGCGTCAAGGTCACCGAGCGGACACTCGAATCTCGATAGGAGCAGCACATGGATCTGCAGGACACGATCGAACAGCTCGACGCGACGACTCAGCTGAGCGGCGAGCGCATGCTGAAATATTTCGCCTTCAAACACCTGCCGCCGGCGCTGCAGGAGACGAGCGCCGGCTTCGCGCGCCTGGCGTGCGACATCGTCAACGGCACGGAGAGCAGCGCGGAGCGGACGGCCGGCCTGCGGAAGCTGCTCGAGGCGAAGGACTGCATCGTTCGCGCGAAGCTCGGATAGATGGACGGCCTGGGGCTCGAGGAGGAGCTCGAGGAAGACGGGCCGGCGGACGTCGACGCGGACCTTGTCGGCTGACTTGTTGACAACAACTCTATCGTCGTGTATGCTCTCGCCCGGAACATCTTCAAGGAGAGCAGACGATGACTAACGCACTGATTCCGCGGATCGCTCGGGCGCTCGATTTCATGGTCGCTGTTCACGCTGAAGTCAGCAACAACGATCGGGCGTCTATCCTCTCAGCCGCTCGCGCCGAGCTCGACACCATGACGCACGCGGAAGTCAGCGCGCTGCGGGCGAGTGCCTTCGCCCTAGCTGCGATGTGCGAGACGCGGCTGCTCGACATCGTCGCGCAGATCGAGAGCAACGGCGAGGGCTCAGGCGACGCGGCGACGGTGGAACCGTGAGCCTACAGGACGCGCTAGCGGGCCGCAACGTCGTCGCGCGCTGCACGTTTGGCCGCGTCGACTACGAGCTGCTCGACACCGGCCGCGTGCTCGAGTGGCGGCACATCGGCAAGGGACTGCGGCGCGAGCTCGGGCCGGCCTACTGGCTGAACGAGTCGACGCTGCGCTGCGTGCGCGAGGAGCTTGAGCGCCGGCGCGCGATGGACTTCGGCGCCTACTGCTGGGCGATGGCCGCGAGGACGCTATGAACAAGCGCAGGCGCTACCTGGCGAAGCGGCGGCGCTCAGATCAACGCTGGGCTCGCCGGATGTTCGAGAGTATGGTCCGGCGCTACGGCTTCTGTCCGAAGTGCGGCAACCATCCGATGAATCCGCTGCCGACGTGTTCGCGCTGCGGCTGGCTCGCCGGCGTTCCGGTTCTCCGAGAGCCCTACATGGGCGCGCTGAATCCGAAGGTGCAATCGTGACCACACCGAGCGCCGCGCAGGTCGCCAGCTTCTACCCTGACATCCGGCAGCCGCCACACCCCTACTACGAGCTGAAGAACCGGAAGCAGGACTCGCACTTCCCGCCTGGCGAGTCGGCCGAGTTCTACGCGCCGTTCATCGCCTACTTTGAGGAGCGGCTGCAGACCGCGGAGGCGCAGCGTCGACGCTACCAGAAGAAGCTCAACGGCCCCGGCGCGCACACCTTCAAGCTGGCAGCGGACGGCTGGCGCCTGGCGCTGCGGACGGCGCGCATGCGGCAGGAGAAGGCCATCGACCGCGCGATCGTCGCCGAGCAGCCTGGCCGTCCGCCGTTCGAGTGGGACGACGAGGAGCCCGCGGCGCCGGCGCAGCCATCGTCCGAGCTCGAGCGCGCAGTCCAAACTACATTGTTCTGATGCAGTTTCAAATCCCGCCGGCGGGATAAGTTCGACATTCGGCCAACAACTCGGCTATCCTCTTGTCCGTGTCGAAGCGGACCCCAGCCAAAAAGCGCGCCAAGTCTCGGAGGGCGCCAGCTCCATCGGTGCCGGCCGTTCCTGACGATGGCCTGCAGCCGCAACAGCGGGCGTTCCGCCTGCTCTACCTGGCGAACGGCTTCAACGGGACCGCGGCATACCGGGAGACACACCCCGACGTCAAGGACGACAACGTCGCCTGTGCTGCGGCATCCAGGGCGTTAAGGTCTGTTAGCATCCGGGCGTTCCTACAGCCGAAGCTCGAGGCGGCCTGGCAGCCTTACCAGATGGGGGGCGAGGAGGCGCTGGCGCGCGTCGCCGAGCTCGCCGTCGACGACAGCGATAGCCGCGTCCGCTTGGCGGCGTTGAAGGTCATCCTCGAGCAGAGCGGCAAGCTCAAATCCATACCAGACAGCATCGACGCGCTGGCGCAGGCGCTGCGAGACGACCAGAAGGCGCACGCGGAGGTGTGATGGTGCTCCTGCTGTTCCAGCTCGCGCTGCCGAACCTCTCGCTGACGCCAGGCGTCGCCCGCGGGCTGAGCACGTCGACGATCTGCTCGACGCGCTGGGGGCACGATCGCCGGCACGTCACCGAGGCGATGAAGCGCGAGGTCGCCAGGCGCTACGGCATGCGGCGCTCGAGCATCAAGGCCGCGGGCGCCGGCCGCTGCTGTGAGTTCGACCATCTCATCTCGCGCGAGCTCGGAGGGGCGGACGACGTCAACAACCTCTGGCCGCAGCCCTGGGCTGAGGCACGCCAGAAGGACGCGCTCGAGAACCGGCTGCACCGGGCGGTCTGCACTGGCCGGCTGACGCTCGAGGCCGCGCAGCTCGGGATTGCGACCAACTGGCCGGCGGCCTATCGGCTGATTCACTGAAATGAACACGAAACACAAGGCGCCGATGAACTACGCGGAGAGCTGGGCGCTTCGGCGCGCACGCTATCCGCCGACAGGGACCAGGCCGCATCGCTGGAAGAACGCTTTTACAGAGGTTGACCATTCGGCCAAAGTAGGCGAAAAGCCCCGCCAAATGAACAATGCTCACCGTCTGGATAGAACGGCTTGAGCGAGCAGGGCTGGCTCACCGAGCAGGTCCGTCGATGGAAGCTCGACGCGCGCATCTACGTGCGCGAGTGCCTAGGCGCCAGGCCGGACGAGTGGCAGGACGAGGCGCTGCGGCTGGTATCGAACCCGGAGACGCGCCGGCTGGCGTTCAAAGCCTGCAAGGGACCAGGGAAGACGGCGGTCCTGGCCTGGATCATCCTCTGGTTCCTGACGTGCCACTACGAGAGCAAGATCGGCTGCACGTCGATCACCGAAGCGAACATCGACACAAATCTCTGGCCGGAGCTCCTCAAGTGGATGAACCGCTCGAGGTTCATGCGCGCGGCGTTCACCTGGACCAAGAGCTCCGTCACGCGGAAGGGCAACGAAAACTGGTTCGCGGTCAAACGCACCTGGCCGAAGTCAGGTGACGCGCAACAGCAGGCGGACGCGCTCGCCGGCCTGCACGCGGACGACGTCATGTTCGTGCTCGACGAGAGCGGCGGCATCCCGCAGGCGGTCATGGTGACGGCGGAGGCGGTGCTCTCGACCTACGTCCTGGGGCATCGCGCGATCGTCGTCCAGTCCGGCAACCCGACGCATACGACCGGCCCGCTGCACCGCGCCTGCACCATCGACAAACATCTCTGGCACCTGATCACGATCACCGGCGACCCCGACAACCCGAAGCGAAGCCCGCGCATCTCGCTTGAGTGGGCGCGCGAGGAGATTGCCAAATACGGCCGTGACAATCCCTGGGTGCAGGTTAACGTGCTCGGCGAGTTTCCGCCATCGTCGATCAACTCGCTGCTCGGCATCGAGGAGGTCAACGCGGCGATGGCGCGGCATCTCCGCATCACGGAATACGAATGGGCGCAGAAGCGCCTGGGCGTCGACGTCGCGCGCTTCGGCGACGATCGCACGGTCATCTTCCCGCGCCAGGGGCTCGCCAGCTTCCGGCCGGTCATCATGCGGAACGCGCGGACGACGGACATCGCGGCTCGGGTCATGCGCGCCGGCAACCGCTGGGGCGCCGAGCTCGTGCTGGTCGACGATACGGGCCATTGGGGGCACGGCGTCATTGACAACCTGAGCACGGTCGGCTATCCGGCGCTGCCGGTGAACTACGCGGGCAAGGCGAACGATCCCCGCTACAAGAACAAGCGCGCGGAGATGTGGCTCGAGGGCGCCGAGGCGATCAAGAATGGCGCGGCGCTGCCGAACCTGCCGGAGATGGTCGGCGAGCTCACCGAACCGACATACACGTTCGCCGGCGGCGTCTTCATCCTCGAGGAGAAGGACCAGATCAAGGCGCGCATCGGCCGATCGCCGGACCTGGCGGACGCCTACATGCAGACCTACGCGATCCCTGACCTACCGGGCGGCATGATGGAGAAGCTGCAGCGCGGACGCGGGCAGCGGGCGCTGCGGGACTTCGATCCTTACGCAACGGAGGAGGTCGGGCGCGCGGAGAGCGATCGCTTCGACGACGGCGGCAACTGGAACCCACTCGAGACGAGGTAACGCATGGCGAAGAAGAAGACAGCAGCGAAGGAGTTCGTGCCGGCGGCGGTCCTGACGCTCGAGGGCTGGCCGACGATGCACACGCAGCAGCGCGAGGCGGTGAAGATTTGGCTGCGGGACCAGCTTCATCGGCTCGAGCGGAGCGAGATCGGCCGCGACGACAACGAGCTCGGCGAGGCGATCGCCGATCGCTACCGGGCGCGGCAACTGTTTCCGGTGCCGGACGCGGTCAAGGCGGCGAAGCGGCAGCGGCGGCGGGCGAGCTGATGCCGGAAGTCATTCCGCCTGGCTACGAGATACTCCGGACGCCGGCGAAGCTGGCGATCGTCGGGCCGGACATCCGGACGGAGAACCTCGATGCACGCTGGATCGACGGCCGGCGCTGGCTGCTGCTCGCGGACTTCAGCTTCGCCAGCAAGCGGCTCGAGCGCATCGTCACCGTCAAGGCCGGCGAGGAGACGGACTTCGCCAGCATCCCGAAGATCCTGCAGAACATCCTGAGCCCGACCGGACCCTACGGGAAGGCCGCGGTGCTGCACGATCATGCGTATCGGACGCCAGGCTTCTGCTCGAGGCCGGACGCTGATGCGCTGTTCCTCGAGGCGATGGAGGCGCTCGGCGTCAATTGGTTCACGCGGCACCTGGTCTACGCCGGCGTCCGCGTCGGCGGCTGGGCGAGCTACAAGGGGGGCATGTGAAGACGCAAGCAGAGGCGAAGAAGGCGATTCTCGCGGCGCTCGAGCGCATGCCGGCGGAGGCGTTCGGCTACCTGGCGCTCTCGATGCGCGCCAGTGCCATGACGCAGGGCGGGCTCACGCAGGTCTGGCCGGACGGCATCGGCGGCTTCACCGGCGCATCACGCGAGGCGATCGCCGCGGCGCGCTCGGCGGCCGATGCCTACGTCGAGGCTGAATCGTGATCCTGTTCAGCCAGGCGCAGCTCGATGCACACATCGCCAAGGTGCTGCCGATGATTCCCGCCGGCGACAACAACGCGATCATCGGCACCACGGACGACACCGGCGCGCAGGTCGTGCTCACGGTGAAGTTCAAGAGCGAGGACGATCGTCGACACTTCAGCGTCAACGCAGTCGGCCGGCACGAGTGGACCGGCGACAACAGCGTCGGCGCTTCCCTGATCTATTCGTGGCGAACCTAAAGGAGATCCTCATGGGCACCCTCGAGAACCTGCTGCAAGCTCGCGCGCTGATCGACCAGGCGATCAAAGACATCGGCACGGTCGTCGTGCCGCCGGCAGCGAACCCGCTCATCACCAACGGCGCCGAGCTCGACCAGGCGCTCGCCATCTCACCGGCCGGCGCGGTGCTGACGCTGGCGAAGGACTTCAGTAACACGCTCTCGCGGACGCTGCTCAAGCCGGTCACCCTGCAGTCGGAGCTCGCCGGCAGCTCGCGCATGACGCGCGGCGAACCGGCGCCGGCGTTCCTGGGCGGGCTGAAGCTGGCGGCGGACGACATCACGCTGCGCGGCATCGAAGTGCGGCACCAGGATCCGCTCGCGCGCATCATCACGCTGGCCGGCAACCGGCCGACGCTCGAGCGCGTGCGCGTGCTCGGCGATCCGACCAACGGCGCCCGGTGCGGCATCGTCGCCAACGGCGGCGCGATGAAGATCACCGGCGCCTACATCGCCGACATCTTCACGCGCGGCGAGGACACACAAGCGATCTGCGCCTGGGATATGAACCCCGGCATGTGGATCGAGGACTGTTACCTCGAGGCGGCCGGCCAGTCGATCATGCTCGGCGGCGGCGACTCCTCGAGCGAGGCGCGCATGCCGCGGGACGTCACCATCAAGGGCTGCACGCTGACGAAAAACCCGGCCTGGTTCGAGGCCGCGCGCCACATCCAGATCAAGACCGCGCTCGAGTTCAAGGCGTGCATCGGCGTCACCGTCGACAACTGCGTGCTCGAGTATGCCGGCACGTCGGCCGGCCAGGGCGGATATCTGATCGTGGCGACCGTTCGCAACCAGGACGGACACGCGCCCTGGTCCGCGATCAAGAACGTGCTGATCACCAACTGCCGCGGCGGGAAGGCGGGCGGCATCGTCACCCTGCTCGGCCAGGACAACAATTACCCGAGCGGCGTGCTCGACGGCTTCCAGCTCCGCGCGAGCTCGTTCACCGAGATCGATCCGAAGGGCATCACCGGCGGCGCGGGCCGGCTGTTCACCTTCGACCGCGCGCCGGCGCACGTCACGATCGCCGGCGTCTCCGTCGTCGGGCAGAACATCGCGGCGAAAGGCTATTTCTCCGGACAGCCGCCGACGAAGCTGACGATCATCAACGTCACGCTGCCGCCGGCGACCTACGGCTGGAAGATCGACGCCGGCGGCATGGGCGTCGCCGCGCTGCGCGCCTACGCGCCGGACGCCATTCTCGACAACTCACTCTGAAAGGACCGCATGAAGGACCAGATCGAACCGCAGGCGCTCGCCATCCACCACTCGCCGGACGTCCGGAGCTGGCCGGCGACGGTCAGCATCACGGCCATCCATGAAACCCCGAGCGGCGGCTTCGAGCTGTTCTTCGATCGGCCGATCCCCGACTCGTGGAAGTGGCCGAGCAATCCCAACGTGCCGAGCGAGAACTTTCAATACACGGTCTGGTTCGGGGCGCGCATCGCCGGCGCCTGGCACGCGGCCGGCTTCGTCCAGATGTGGCAGGGGCGCGACTTCAAGCGGTCGCTGCCCCCGCTGTTCCAAGACGTCGACGGCGCGCCAGGCTACACGCGGCTGTGGGGCGACGTCCGGCAACTGTGGGGCGAGCTCTCGACCTACACGCCGGTGCCTGGCGACGCGCTGATCATCTTCGTGACGGCCGGCAACGGCCGGCTGACCGATGGCGTCTCGAGCGTCGCCGAGCGCAGCAACATCGTGCTGTTCCCGATCACGGCCAACGACAGCGCGATCGCCACCTACCAGGACCAGGAGCCCCCAGCCATGAACAATCTCGATGTCGTTCGACGTGTGAAGGCGGAGCTCGAGGCGGCCGGCGTCGACCTGGCCGGACCGTGCGGCGCGCTGCAGATCACCAACCGCGTCGCGCTGGCGCTCGGCGCCGGCCTGCTGCAGAAGGCGACCGGCAACAACTGCAACGGGCGCGCGGTCGACTACATCGTCTTCCGCGGCGGGCCGGCGGTCGACATCCTGGGCGATGCCGGCGGCGCCAACATCCCGCAATGGAGCGAGGACACGGACCCGACGCTGCTCGCGCGCTGGGCTCCGCCGTTCCCGCTCGAGGCCGGCGGCGGCGATCCGCCACCGCCTGGACACACCGATCCCCCGTCGACGCCGGTCGACGTCCTGGGCCGGCTGCAGCATCTCGAGCAGATGGTCCTGGCGCTGACGGACAACCAGGCGGCGATCGAGACGATGAACGCGAAGCGGTTCGACCTGCTGATGGCCGCGATCACCAAACACCCCGGCTACACCGGCACCGTGGCGATCCGCTACCTGGGCACCGGCCAGATCGAGCTGACGCCCAAGCCATGACGATCCGCGCCGCAACGCCGGCGGACACGCCGGAGCTCCTACGGATGGCGCGCAGCTTCCTCGAAGCGACGCCCTACGGCCGGCTGTTCAAAGCGACGCCCGACAGCCTCGAGGCGCTGGTCGGGCTGCTGTTCTCCTTCGGCGACCAGGCGACGATCCTGGTCGCCGAGGACGCCGGCTTCGTCTACGGCATGCTGGCGATCGTGGCGTCGCCGCATCCGTTCAACGGCAAGCAATACGCCGACGAGGTTGTCTGGTGGGTGGACCCCACGGCAAGGGGCGCAGGGCTCGCTGGCCCCAAGCTATTGCGCTGCGCGGAAGATTGGGCTAGGGCGCGCAACTGTTACATGGTAAAAATGGTCGCGCCGTTCGGCTCAACCGTTGGCGGCTTCTACGAGCGGCTCGGCTACACCCCGATTGAAACGGCTTACGCGAAAACCCTGGGAGGCGAGTAGATGGCGGCGTTTACCGCGGCACTGATCGGCCTGGCGCTCGCCGGCGGGCTGGCGGGCGGCAAGGCGCTGGCGTCCAAGGGCCAGGACGACGGCGCGAGCTCGGGCCGGTCGCCGCATGCGACGCTCGGCGGCGGCGACACTCCGCCGGCCGCTCCGCCGAGCCTGGCGCTCACCGGCAGCAACGCGGCCGTCAGCGCATCGAACGCGGCAGCCAGGCAGCGGAAGAAGGCCGGCGCCGGCAACCTGCTCAACGGGCCGATCGTCAACCAGGCGGGCACCGCGGCGGCGCCGGCGCCGAAGACGCTCCTGGGCTACTGATGGCGACCTACCGCGATCCCAACGATCGGCGCGTCCGCTACGAGAAGCTGCGCGATGCACTGTTCAGCGAGCGCGCGAGCGGCTTCGATCAGCACTGGCGCGAGCTCGGCGACTGGACGATGCCGCGGCGCACGCGGTTCTTCGCCGGCGACCGCAACCGCGGCGACAAGCGCAACCAGAACATCATCAACTCGACGGCGCGGTTCTCGGCGCGCACGCTCTCGAGCGGGCTGCACGCCGGCCTGACGTCGCCGGCGCGTCCCTGGATGAAGCTCACCACGCCGGACCCGAAGCTGGCGCAGTTCAAGCCGGTGCAGGAGTGGCTGCACGTTGTCACGGAGATGATGCTCACCATCTTTGCGACATCGAATCTCTACAACGTGCTGCCGCTCGTGTATCTCGACATGGGCATCTTTGCGACCGCGGCGATGTCGATCGTGCCGGACAGCCGCGATCTGTTTCGCGCCTACAGCTATCCGCTCGGCAGCTTCGCGCTGGGCCAGGACGATCGCGGCCAGGTCAGCACCTTCGTGCGCGACTACGAGCTGAGCGTCGAGCAGCTCGTCGAGCAGTTCGGCGTGCAGGCGGACGGCCGGACGATCGACTGGACCAACATCTCGCTGCACGTCAAAACCCTGTGGGACAACGGCGATTACCAGCAGCGCGTCGAGGTCTGCTGGATGGTCAAGAAGAACGAGAGCGCCAACAACCGGCGGCTCGAGTCGAAGTATCTGCCGTTCTCGTCCTGCCATTGGGAGAAGGGCAGCGAGGAAAAGAAGTTTCTCCGCGAGAGCGGCTTCCAGACGTTCCCCTGCATGACGCCGCGCTGGGACATCACCGGCGAGGACAGCTATGGCACGGACTCGCCAGGCATGATCGCGCTCGGCGACATCAAGCAACTGCAGATCATGGAGAAGCGGAAGGGCCAGGCGATTGCGAAGGCCGTCGATCCGCCACTCAAGGGACCGAGCTCGCTGCGGACGCAGAAGACCAGCCTGCTGCCTGGCGATGTCACCTATGTGGATGTGCGCGACGGCCAGCAGGGGCTCAGCCCGATCCACGAGGTTCGGCTCGAGGGGCTGCGCTTCCTGATCGAAGACGGCGATCGCGTCATCTACCGGATTCAGCGCGCGTTCTACGAAGACCTGTTCCTGATGCTGGCGCGCGAGGGCGAGCAGGGCGGTCAGCCGATCACCGCGCGAGAGGTCGACGAGCGGCACGAGGAGAAGCTGCTCGCGCTCGGCCCGGTGCTCGAGCGGACGAACGACGAGCTCCTCGATCCGGTCGTCGATCGCGTGTTCCAGATGATGCAGGACGCCGGCATGGTGCCGCCGGCGCCGAAGGAGCTGCAGGGCGTCAAGCTGAAGGTCGAATACATTTCGATTCTCGCGCAGGCGCAGAAGCTCGTCGGCGTCACCGGACAAGATCGGTTCCTGCAGACGACGCTCGGCCTGGCCGAAGTCTTCCCCGAGGTCCGCAACAAGGTCGACGTCAACCAGGCGGTCGACAACTACGCGGAGATGCTCGGCGTCGATCCGCGGATCGTGCGCTCGACCGACGAGGCGAATCAGCGCACCGCGCAGCAGGCGCAGGCGCAGCAGGCGCAGGCCGATGCGGAGACGGCGGTCAAGGTCGCCAAGGCGACGCGCGACGCGAGCCAGGCGCCGGTCACCGGCGACAGCGCGCTGGCGGCGATGGTGCAGTCGGCGAGCGCCAACGCGCGCAACATTCCCCCGCAGGCGCGCGGCAGCGGGCCGGCTGCGGTCCCGAGTAACTGATGGAACCGAGAGCGCAGGTCAAGAACGCCGGCGATCCGCGGCAGGTCAAACGCGCCGGCCGCAAGGAACGCGAGCGCCAGGAGCTCGAGCAGGCGGCCGTCGTCCAGGTCATGGCGACGCCGGCCGGCCGCATCTTCGCCTGGTCGCTGCTCGAGCGCGCGGGCGTCTATGCGTCGGTCTTCCATCCGAGCGCGTCGCAGATTTACTACCTCGCCGGCCGGCAAGACTTCGGGCACGAGCTGATTGCGCTGCTGCTCGAGAGCGACGAGCGCGCGTATCAGCTCATGGAAGCAGAGGCTCGCGCACGGACGCGCCGCGAGAACGCGGCGACCGATGCCGCGCACACCAACAGCGTCACGCAGGGAGATGGCACCGATGGCAACGTCTAAAGATGGCGGCGACGCCGGCAAAGCTGGCGAGCAGAAGGCAGGCGACCAGGGCGCCGGCGGCAAGGAAACACTGACCGGCGACGAGGGCAAGAACACGCCGGCGCCGAAGGGCGACGAGAACGTCGACACCGGCGGCGACAAGCCTGGCGCAAAGGCGGGCGAGCAGAAGGACGGCAAGAGCGGCGACACCGGCGACAAGAAGGCGGACGAGGCTCAGAAGGGAAATGAGGGCAAGGACGGCGACCAGCCGAAGGCCCCCGACAAGTATGAGCTCAAGCTGCCGGACGATGCCGGCGACTACCTCGATGAGAGCGATCTGGCGCAGGTCGAGCGGGTGGCCCGAGCTAAGGGCTGGACGAACGAGCAGGCGCAGGCGAGCCTCGAGGAATACGCGGACAGCCTGGCGGCGCAGAGCCAGGCGTTTCGCGTCGAGACGGAGAAGGATCAGACCTACGGCGGCGACAACCTGGCCGAAACCCAGCGGCTCGCGCGGCTCGCACTCGACAAGGTGCGGCCGGCGAACACCGAGCAGGGGAAGGCGCTGCGTCGCATCCTGGCGAAGTCTGGTTACGGCAACAAGCTCGAGGTCGTCAGCTTCCTGGCGGACCTGGGCAAACTGATGGCCGAGGACAACCCCGGCGGATCGGGCGCAGGCAGCAAAGCGGGCGAGAAGTCGACCGCGGATCTGTTCTACGGCGAGACGTCGAAGGGCGAGTAGCTCGGACCATATTCTCGAGGGACACCATGCGATTCACTGGACTGTTGATCATCACCGCGATCGTCGCGCTGTTCACCGTGGACATCGGTGCAGCGTCGACGATCGCGCAGCACGCCACGCAGGGCGACGCGCTGCGCTACCTGGGGCTCGGCTTCGTCGTCTTCGGCGCGGCACTCGGCACCGGCAACCTGACGCTGGCGGATTGGGCGAAGCGCCTGGATCCGACCGGCAAGGTCGACAAGATCGTCGAGCTGCTCGCGCAGAAGAACGAGATTCTCGACGATATGGTCTGGCGCGAGGGCAACCTTCCGACCGGGCACCGGCTGACCGTTCGCACCGGGCTGCCGGCCGTCGCGTGGCGCCTGCTGAACCAGGGCGTCATCCCGAGCAAGTCGACCACCGCGCAGATCGACGAACAGACCGGCATGCTTGAGGCGTGGACCGAGGTCGACAAAGACCTGGCGCTGCTCAACGGCAACGTTGCCGCGTTCCGGCTCTCGGAGGCTCGCGCCTTCATCGAGGCGATGAGCCAGGAGTTCGGGCGCGTCCTGTTCTACGGCAACGGCGGCGCGGCGCCGGAGCAGTTCACCGGGCTGAGCGTGCGCTACGGCGCGAGCTCGGGCGCGATCGTCGACAACGTCATCAAGGCCGGTGGCTCCGGCTCCGACAACGCGAGCATCTGGCTCGTCGCCTGGGGCGAGGAGACGGTCACCGGCATCTTCCCGAAGGGCAGCAAGGCCGGCCTGATTCACGAGGACTACGGCGAAGTCACCGTCGAGATGGTCGCCGGCCTGCCGGGTGCGCGCATGCGCGCGTATCAGGATCGGTTCCAGTGGAAGGGCGGCATCGCGCTGAAGGATTGGCGCTACGTCGTCCGCATCTGCAACATCGACGTCAGCGACCTGAACGCGGCCAACGTCAAGACGCTGATCAACCTGATGGAGCAGGCGGTCGAGACGATCCCCGACTCGCTGGGCCGGCCTGTGTTCTACATGAACCGGACGATGCGGCGGTTCCTGCGGCGTGAGGCGCGCGAGTCGGTCGGCAGCGGCGGCGGGCTGACCTACGACAACTTCGACGGCAAGCGGATCCTGATGTTCGGCGACGTGCCGATCAAGCGCGCGGACCAGCTCCTCAACAGCGAGGCGCTCGTCCCGTAGTCATCGGCGCAGCGTTCACCGATCTGCCGGCATCGTCCGGCTTCACAGGAGACTGGAAAATGTTCATCGACGCACTTCTCAGGGTTTGCTCGGCGCAGGCGTTCACCGCTGCGGCCGTGTCGACCAGCTCGATCGACCTGGGCAACGTCACCCCGAAGCGACAGATCGGCACCGGCGAGCCGATGATCTTCGGCATCTCGATCGACGTCCTGCTCAACGCGACCAGCATGCTCGTCGAGGTCATCTCGGCGACCGATGCGGCGCTCACCGCGGGCATCCTCGTCCACAACTCGCGGACCATCCTGGCCGCGGACGCGACGGCCGGCGCGCTGCTCTCCATCGACGTGCCGGACGGCACCCCGACGCAGCGGTTCCTCGGGCTGCGTGTGACTCCGACCGGCGGCGCGGCGACCGTCACGCTGACGGCGCAGCTCATGCCGGCCAACCTGTGGAGCATCGGCTCGACCAACTACGCCAAGAACTTCAACGTCTAGGCGCAGCTCGAGCTCGAGGTTTCCGTTCGTTCACTCGGCGCCGGCGTCTCCTCTCGAGGCGCCGGCGGTTCTGTAGGAGAGCAGTCACATGGCGAAGAAAGCAGCAGCGAAGAAGACCGCGAGCGCGAGGAGCTCGAGCTCGAAGAAGCGCGACGACGGGCCGAAGGGTCCGGCGCTCGACACGAGCAACGGCACCGATGCCGCGGTCGACAAGCAGGCGGAGCAGGACGAGCAGGATCGGCGGAAGGCCGCGCACACCACGCTGCCGCCCCTGCCGGTCGTCCCGAATCCGCCCCCGCAGCCGGCGATGATCCCGGCCAAGCAGATCGAAGGGGCGAGCAGCCAGGCGCTCGATCCGGACGATCTGCCGGCCAACCGTCGCAGCACCTCCGGCACGATCCGCGTGCAGGCGAAGGCGATCGGCTACTACGACGACGTCATCCGTCGCGTCGGCGACGTGTTCGACATCGCCGACGAAAAGGCGTTTTCCGACAAGTGGATGCGGCGCGTGCCGACGTCCACCCCGGAGCGCGTCACCGGCAGCAACGCGGCGCTCGAGCGCAACAAGAAGGGCGAACCCGTCAACGAGCCCGCACCGGAGCCCCGCGGCGCCGGCCAGGACGTGCTCGGCGACTAGTCGACCGTGGTCCCGCGGCAGCATCGCGCTGCCGCGGGCTGTTCTGATTCCAGGCTCGAGGACCGATGTCGCACAAGCATCAATATCTCGTCTACTACATCCACCTGACGGACAAGGCGCTCTACGACAGCCTCGCGCTGACGGGCTCGCCTGAGACGATCGGCGCCGTGCTCGCGGCGCCGGATGCGACAGCGATCACCTACACCGCCCCCAACAAGCTCAAGACCGACGTCATCCCGCAGACCGGCAACTATCAGACGTCGGAATGGTTCGGCACGAGCGATCACTTCCCGACCAACATCGCGGCCTTCGATCGCAAAAGCGGCGGCTGGTTCGGCATCCCGCTGCTGTTCGGCGACACGACGACCTACCACTGGCGCGGGCAATACACCTACTCACCGCCGGCCACGGTGCCAGGTGTCGCGGTTCCGCTGAACATCGCCAAGCTGCGATGGTGGGACGGCTTCGAGATTCTCGATCCGCCGAGCGGCAACGCCGGCCCGGAGAACGGCGTCAACGGCGACGCCAACAACGACAACCGTTACTGTTCACACTCGGCCTCGAGGCACGCGGACGGCAGCGGCATGGCCTGGCGCGGGCAGACGACGATCCGCACGCACAACGTCAACGAGAACCTCGCCGGCACGTCCGTCTCGAGCAATGCGAGCTGGGAGCGGTTCTATATCCGGCTCTGGCAGGCGCCAGCGGCGCAGACGCGGCTGTGGGGCTCGCGCGGCACCGGCGGCGTCGAGGGCTTCAACCTCGAGATCAATCCCGCCGGTCAACTCGTCTACGGCTGGGACACGAACACGAGCGTCTACACCGCGGTCGGCACCGCGTTCAACCTGGTGGTCGGCGTCTGGTATAAGGTCGACGTCCGCTTCTGGTATGGGCCGGTCGGCTCGGGCGGGACGCAGTTCGAGCTCTGGATCAACGGCGTCATCAAGGCGAGCGGCACGGTCAACGCCCTGGGCAGCGGGCCGGCCGGCGCGCTGCCGGCGGCCTGGAACAGCATCACCGCCTACGTGATCGGCAACCAGGTGGGATCCGGCGGACGCGCATATCAGGCCGTCGCCAACAACACGAACAGCCAGCCGCCTAACGCCAACTGGACCGACATCAGCCTCTCGTTCTTTTCTCGCCACGGCTCGAGTCGCATGGGCAACGCTCAAGCGAACACGATGGCGATCGACATCGACGACTGGATCTGTGGCGACCATCAGGGCGCGCCGGACGGCGTCGATTTCCAGAACGGGCACCGCGTCATCCAGGTCCGCGCGACCGGCTTCGATGCGGCGATGTCCGGCTTTACCGGCGATTGGCGCTGGTGCAACCTGCCGGCGCCGACTGACGGCCCGACGTCGCTGCTGACGTCGTCGACGAACGGCGCGGTCCTGGCCGTCGCCACGGACGGCTACGCGGTCGACGCGCTGCCGGAGAGCCTGGGCGCCGTCGCCATTCGCGTGCAGCTCATTACCGGCACCGGCTCGACCAACGTAGCGACGAACGAAGCGGTCTGCACCGGCGCGGCGCTCTCGACTGGCGCCGTCGCGCAGAGCACCGTCAGCGCGGACTGGAAGACGGCAGGCAAGGCGCTGAGCGGCACGCCGACGCCGGTCAAGCCGATCGCGCCGATCGTGCTGAAGCACATCAAAGGCAGCGCGTCCGTCGAGACGATCCGCCGGCTCTCGGCAACCGTCTGTCTGATCGGCAGCTTCGGCAAGGAAGACCTGGGACCGCTGGCTCCGCCCCCCAGCGTGCTGCCGAAGGCGGCCGGCCCGCACAACAACCCGTATCCGCGGACGCCCTGGGCGCGCTCGACCGTCGCGCCGATCATGCCGGTCTTCGTGCGCGCCGGCACCTACACCGGCAACGGCACCGGCCAGGATCTGCTGTTCCCGATGCCGATCCACTTCTTCCGGGCGCGGCCGTCGACGGTCAGCGTCGCCGGCGGAACGCTCTGGTGGTCGACGCTGATGGCGTCGCACGTCGGCACGGCCAATCAGCTCGATGGCGCCGGCATGGTGCAGGCGCTCATGGACGAGAGCTTCGTCCCGGTCGGCCTCGACGGTCAGCAGATCCAGAGCATCCTGCGGATTGTCGGCGGCGGCGCGCAGAGCAACGCGGCCGGCGTCGTCTACAGCTACATCGCCATCGGCGATCCCGGCCAGCGGTTCATGTTGAACGGCGGCCTGGTCAACGAGCAGAACCAGGCGATCGACGTCAACACCCCGCTGATCCGGACGACGTTCGTGCCGGAGGCGATCATCTTCCAGGGCGAGGATCCCAACGTCGCCACAACCGGCTGCTTCTGGAAAGGCAAGGGCAACCCGACCGCTGTGACCGGCATGGCGACGCAGGGCGAGACGGCCGCGGCGATCGCGGTCAGTGCCGGCCAGATCACGACCAAGCAGCCGTTTCACGTCCTGGCGGCCTCGTGGCTCGGCCCGTCCAACATGGTGCCGTTCTCCGCCTGGCGCAGCGACGACGGCAGCAGCGACGACGTCGGCAGCAACAAGGGTAAGGCGTGCCAGATCGTCACCTACACCGGAGACGGCGCGGCCTCGAGGACGATCGCGCTGGCGCCGGCGGTCGGCAAGCGTCCACTGTGGGCGCTCGTGGTGCCGCATGGCACCGGCGCGACCTACTACCGCGATCCCGCGCACAGCGCGCTCGGCAGCTCGCGCTGGGACACCGGCGGCACGGCGACGACGGCGATCGTCGGCGGCAATATCGACTCCATA